TCAATGAAGCCGACCGACTTCGAGCCGCGCCAGCCCTCTGACGTGATCGGCGTCAGGGCGTTCGTGTTCAGGTTGAAGACGTTACCGCCGGCGCCGCCGACGATCACCAGCTGGCTGTTGTTGTGCGCCATGCTCACGGGGCCTTCGGAGCTCGACAGCGAGCCACGATTCACGGGCACGCCGTTGACGATCTCCAGCAACGCTCCGCCGGCCGCGACAAACCAGCGGCCCTCGACGTTGCGCTGGCCACGCACCGCGGCGCCGAGAGACACGTACAGGGCCAGCCCTGGCGCCGAAACCTGCGTCAGCGTGCGGGTCTCGCCCAGGCCCTCGACCTGCTCGAGGTAGCAGTTGATCGCGGTCTGCACCGCGGCCTTGCGGTCGTCCAGGTGGTAGCTGGGACCAATGCACGCGATGAAATTTCGGCCGCTCATCGGTTCCACCCGGTCAGGATGTTGCCGCACGCGCCGCGCGGTGCCAGCGGGTTGGCCGATACCATGGCCGGGCGCAGGTTGGCGTTGGCCACATTGAACAGCGCCTTCCTCTCGGCTGCCAGCAGGCCCGGCGGAACGCCCCCGAGCAGCGCCGGCGCCATCGCCACCGACAGCGATGCGGCGAACGCGCCCTGGTAGCCAGACGGCAGAGTGTAGGACGTGTCGAGATCCGCGAAGCAAGCGAACGGCGCGCGGGTCAGCAGGTTGACCGTGTTTCCGGTCGCCGCCGGGTACAGGTAAACCGTCGCCAGGCCGTCGTGGGCCCAGACTTCAGGCCGGCCGCCCTGGTTCTTCAGGCGGACGTTGTTGTACTGCTGCATGGTGATCGGTGTCATCGGATAGCCGTCCGCCTGGGCCGAGATGATCTCCTCGCCGGCGGCGATCGCCGCGAAGGCACCAGCGCCCAGCAGCAGGCTCTGGCCGGTGACGGCGCCCGATGCGATCACATCCTGCGGCGTCATGTCGCGGCCCGCGCTCCAGTCGTCGGCGATCGCGTTCAGACGGCGCAAACAGGCCGCTGCGAGGTCGGCGTCGAGCACCTCGCCGGGCGACAGCCGGTTCATGCTCTCGAGCGCGAGTGTGATGATGGTGCGGGCCGTGGTCATGTTTTACTCGTCGGTGGGTGCCGTGGTCTTGGCGGTGCCCTTTGCCGGCTTGGTCGGGGCGACGTAGGCCGGGCCGTAGCCGGCCGCATTCAGCGTCTGGTGTTCGTCTTCGTCGTTGGCCACGGCAAAGCCGACGCCTTCGGCGAGCTTCATATTCAATGGGTACATGCTCATGCTGTTTTCTCCTGAGTTGTGGAAGGGGAGGGCCGGCCTGCTCGACCGGCCCGGGCCGCCTTAGTTGGTGCGGCGGACAGCGAAGTTCGGCAGCGTCACCGCGGCACCCCAGAGGATGTCGAAGCGGCTGATGAACTTGTTGTTCGTGATGTCGAAGCCGCGCACGAAGCGCAGCGTCACACCGCCTTCGTCCGCCAGCGAAGCTTGGTAGGCCATGTCCATGCCGCCCGGCAGCTCCTGCTTGGGCGAGACGAACGTGAGCGCGTCGCGATGCCACACCATGTTCTGGGTATAGGTGGTGTTCGCGGCGCCCGAGGTGATCGTGATCGCGGCGTTGTCAGCCGGACGCGCGGTCACGTTCTGGTAGGCGCCGCCGGCGATGATGGCCGGGCTGATGATTACGTTGGCATTACCTGCAGCGTCCGAGGCCGCGGCTGCCGTCACGAGGAAGGACTGCAGCACACCGGTCGACTGCTTGGTTTCCGGGTTGACCGAGAACACGCCCGCGATGGTGAAAGTGTCGCCGGCATTCAGGCGCGGACCCGCAGCAGCCGTCCATCCATCGGTCACCAGGTTGGTGGTCGTGGCGTATGGGTTGTCGGTCGTGCCGGCATTGACGATGCCCTGGTTGCCGCCGTTGACCAGCGGTACGCCGCCCAGCGGGCCGACCGTGTGCGAGGGCACGTTCTGCGACATGGCCAGGTCCAGGCCGGCCCCGGTCTTGACGACACCGGTCTTGTACTGCTCGGCCAGCACGTTCTGGCTGTTGAACAGACCCGCCAGGCCGGCCACGATCGTGGCGTTGGCGCCCGGCTCGATCGCAGCCATGCGTTGGCCGTCGCGCGGCACGCTCATGCGGTCGAGCGGCACGCCGGCCTGCAGCAGATCGGCGAACGAGGCCGGCGGGGTGCCCGGAGTGCCGACAATCTGGTGCGTGCTGTTCTTCAGCAGGTTACCGAGGCGGTAGTCCAGCAGTGCGCCGAGCTTCATGCCGGCCGGCTTCAGGTAGCGTTCCTTGAATGCCTTGCTGACCTTGCCGTCGCTGCCCACCGAGGTGGTCAGTTCGGTCGAGCCGATAGCGAAGTCCAGGCCCAGCAGCGGTTGCAGGGTGATCGGCACGCTGCGCTCGGTGATGTCCTGCGGGTTCGCGGTTTCACCGTCGCGGTGGGTGAACTGGACCGGCGCGCGCGCGTTGACCTGCTGGCCCGGCTTCAAGTCCTTCTCCCACGAATCCTTGTAGTCGGAGTTCGTGTTGCCCAGGAAAGCGCTGCTGTTGTGCGCGATACGCAGGACTTCGTTAGTAATGACCTGCGAGGTGGTGAGTGCATTTGCCATGTGAGGCTCCTAATTAACGTTCTGCCCGTTCCTGGGCATTTGCCCAGGCGATGTAGGCCTTGGTGTTGGATGGATCCGGCATGCCGTTGGGCACGCCGCCGCCGCGCGCCGGTTCGATCGGCGTAGGTGCATTGCTCGGCTTCGGCTTGGCCTTCGATTTCTCGGCTTCGAGCTTTTGCTCGAGCTTGGCGATTGCGCGCCCGGCCTGCAGGGCGTTCATCTTCGAAATTCGATCGGCTTCGTCCGCGTTGTCGGGGTCGGTCAGGAATTCGATGACGGCTTTCGGGTCGTCGGCGTGGAAGATCGCGTCGGTGGCAGGCTTGGGCATGCCGCTGCGATCGGCGAGGCCACCGAATGCCTCGTCCAGTTCCGCCGAGAGCGTGTCGAACTTCTCCGGGCCCCACTCCTTAGCGAGCGCAGTAACGACCCCATGGCGACGCTCGACCTCGGCCTGCTGCTCTTTCATCGTCGGTGCAAGCTTCTGGGCCTGCTCTGCGATTTGACGTTGCAGCTCGGCGCGGGTCAGCGTCACGGGTTCGTCGTCGTCCGCCTGGTTGGATTGCTCGTGTTGCGGAGCCGCGGCCGGCGTCGCGGCGCGCAGCTCGTACTTCTGGCGGGTCAGGTTGTCGACGCGGCGGCGCAGGCGCTCGATTTCGCGCTGCTCCGAGGTCTTTTCCTTCTTCGCTTCCGCTGCCGCTTCGTTGCCATCGCCCGCGTTGGCGGTGCCACCATTGGTTCCGTCGCCCAGGTTGGACTGGTTGATGTGGTCGGCACCGTTATCTGCGGTGTCGCCTGCCGCGGCGGGAGTTCCGCCAGTTGGCAATGCGTTGTCGTTGACGTTCAAGTCATGCTCCTTGTGGTTGGTCAGGCAAAGAAAAACCCGCACTCGGCGGGTTCAGGGTTTGCTGCTGGGCAGCGGGGGCGAAATCTTCAGGCGCCGGCGCGGGCTGTTCGGGTGGCTGCGCGGCCGGCTCGGCCGGCTCCGGTTCGGCCGGTTGCGGCGGCAATTCGCTCGGCAGCGGGTCAGGATGGCTGAGCATTGCGTCGACGGTTTCGGCGACCATCAGCCGGATCTGCTCGGGCGTCATCGCCGTGCTGGTCACCTGCAGACGCTTCGTCGCGGCTTCGTACGCTTTGATCTGCAGCTCACGCTGTTTCACCGCGATCTCGGCACCCTTGTCATGCAGCTGCTCCTGGGCCTCGTCGGCCTCCTGCTGGGCGTCGTGCGCGTGCTGAATCGCTTCCTTCAGCGCCTCCTGCGCCTGCTGGACCTGCTGTAGCAGCTGCTCGGGTTTCGGCTGCTTTGCGGTGTCCGGATTGAGGATCGCCTGCACCGCCGGCGGCGCCATCGCGGCCAGCACCTGGGCCAGCTTGTCGGCGTGCGGGATGTCCAGGTTCTGAGCCCACAGCGGTGCGATCGCGGGCGTCATGTTCGGGTTGTTGCGCATGACCTCGGCCAGCGCGGCCTGCGCCTGGCTGCGCTGGGTGCTGAAACTCGCACCCACCACCACGCGGACGTCGTAGGCGCCCACGTTCGGGTTGATGCTAATCCCTTGGTCGGTCTTCTGCACCGCCTGCTGCTGCTCGGGGTCGATCGTGACGGTTGCCGGCTTCATGTCGATGCCAAGGATGCGCTGCTGACGCTTGGTGTCGATCAGCTTTGCCGCCATCTGCACCACGATCCGGCCGACCTGGCCGAGCGATGCCGCCAGGTTCTGCGGGAAGTGGGCCGTGCTGGCCTCGCCCTGTTCCTTGCGCGCGTCGATCGCCACACCCGACTGCTCGTTGCTCGGCGCACCCAGGTTGGCCTGGTACATGCCAATCGTCGCCTCGAGGTCGTGCAGCGCCTGCTGGGCGCCGGCGATGTGGTTCTGCAGGTTGACCGTGACGTTCGGACGAGTGGGAGCATTAACCGGCTGCTTATCCTCGTCCACGTCGTTGTAGGGCAGGTAAGCACGCGAATCCAGAGACGCGCGATCCCACAGCGCCTCGAGCCCGCGGATTGCCCGCGTGGAGGCCAGCCACGGGGCCTTGGGAGCAGTGCCGATGTACGCCAGCTGCTCGCTCATGTGGTAGTTGTAGGCGCGCTGCGGGTTCATGGCGCGGCGCGGGATGCCGCAGTACTTCAGGCGTCCGTCGCTGATGCCCCAGTAGCCGTAGACCGGCACGATGCCGATATGGTCGGCTGCGTACAACGCCTCGGTATCGTCCGCGTTCTTGACCGTCTCCAGGATCGCGGCGCCGCTCATCGTGCGCCATTTCACGCACTGGTACTTGTCGCGGTAGCTGCGCAGGTACTGTAGCTGCGCGCCGGCCGCCTTGCACGCCGCCCAGTACTCTTCCTCCGAGCCGGTGACTTCCTGTCCATCCACGCCGAGCCAGATGATGACGTTGCGGGTGTTCTCCTCCTTGTACCACTGCTCGGCCACCACGATCGACCTGCGTTCGGTTTGCCCGTCGAGGTGCCGCTGATCGACGCCGAAGCTGACCTTCTCGGCCTTCGCGCCATACTTTCGCTCGAATTCGCGCTCGCTCATCGACGTCAGCAGGTAGCCGAAGGTGGCATCGCTGCCGTCGAGCTGGACGCTCCACGGATCGAGCACAACGCGCAGCGGGTCAGCCTCGGCGCAGATGCGCGGCTCCTGGTAACCCATCGCTCGGTCGACATATTGCGGTCGCACGATCAGGTAGCCGACGCCGGTGCGGGCCGCCGATGTCAGGGCAATGCCATAGTGCGTCTGGGCGCGGCTGGCGTATTCGAAGTGGCGTAGCATGCCGTCGAGCTGCTCGGACACGATGATGTCGGAGCCCGAGCCGACCGGCACGGTGTGGATCGCCGGTGGCGACTTCACCACCTGGCCGGAGACGTTGGCCACGTACTGGCCAGTGTGGTCCATCACCAGGCAGGGGCGCGCGCCTCCCGGGTCGTTCTCGCGCGCACGTTTGATCGTCTCGTCCCACTGCTGCGGGTTCGACGGGTCGGAGAATTTCAGGTCCTCCTCAATCTGCAGGCGCTGATCGCGCGTCGCCTCGATCGAGTCCTGGTACATCTCCTGCGCCTGCTTGAGGTCATTCGCCATTACATTGCCCTTGCACCCGCAGCAGCGGATTTGGTGAAGTCATACGGTTGTTTCTGCTTGTCCCGGACCATGAAGCACATCATCAGGGCGTCGGCCATGTTCGGCGACGGGATCTTTTTCGCGCGCATTTCGTCCTTGCTGACCAGCTGGATCATCTTCGAGCCGGCGGTACGCTTGCGCTGCTGGCGTACCAGCTCGGTCTTCAGCTGCTGTAGGTCCTTGATCTCGCTCGACAGGCTGATCATGGTCGCCGGGTCGTGGTACTCGCCCTTGGCCAGCGCTTCATAGGTGCGCTTGAAGCGGTCGCGCAGCAGCCACCAGCCCATGGCACGCAGGTTGCGGAACACGTCTTCGTTCTTGCGGTCTTTCTCGTAGATGCCCGGCCAAGGCGAGTCGCCGGCGCCGAAGCCCTGCACGTCGATGTCGCGGCCGGCGATGCGCTCCTTCAGCCCGACCTTGACACCGGCGCCGACGCCGATGCTGTCGTAGACGATGATGTTGGCGCGGTGTTCGAAGGCGTCGTCGAAGGTTCGCGTGATCGCGTCGTCGATATCGCCCTCGGTCCAGCGCTTCACGTCCTGGACCAGCATGCCGTAGCGCTTGGCTACAGACTTGGCGGGGTCGAACCCGATCACGCGGTCACCACGCGGCGTGTAATTCAGCCGCTTGTGCGCATCGATCGCGGCGTCGATCCACTCTGGCTCGATCACCGAGTCCTCGTAGTCGGCATTGCACTCGCCTTCCCAGACGTGCAGGTACTTCTTGAAGTTGGTGACCTTGTCGCGCTCCATCTCGATGCGCAGCACCTCGGGAAAGCGCGGGTTGTCCCGATACGACACCTTGCGCACATAGGTGTAGTCGTCCTCGTAGACACCAGGCCGGCCCGCTGCGATCTCGGCGTTGATGTGCTCGATGTAGGGCAGCACGAAGCGCTTGTAGGTCGGCGCGTCCGGCTC